TTGCAACGTTAGCGTCAGCTGCCCTTAGACCAATTGATTCTCTTTCTAATTTAAATTGTTCTGCAGTCTTACCACTTCTTGCTCTGAAGTTAGCCATGGTTTTATCAATCCATCTATCTAACTTTGAATTAGCTACATCTAAATTTTTATTTCTGTTAGTAATTTTACCTATTAGTTTACCCGTACCACCCAAGATACCTGTAAACAATGCACCCTCTGTACCAAATTTAATTCTGTTTAATATTTCTCTTGAAGCATCAGGACTTGTATCACTTCTATTTAATGTAGTAGGACCACCAATAAGATCTCCAAAAGTTCCTGCTTGATCTACGTCACCTATAAATACACCCTCAGCTATACCACCACCTAATGCACCGGCCATAAACGCTCTGCCTTTTCCTTTAGCAGTAAGTTCTAAAGCTTTGTCTGCAGCTTTAACCATAGATGGATCAGCTACTCTAAATAAAGTTTTGTTTTTACCATTGAGCATGGCCGTTTTTGCTATACCACTTGCACTTTTAAAAGCTACGCCACCAGGCACACCAATGTTTACTAATAATTTTGTAATTTTTCCTGCAGCTGTCGCTTCTGCCTTCTCATCAAACTGTGTAAGGTTATCAAACCATGCTTCAACATCAGCAGCTTTACCACTGTTAACACCAAGATCCATGATACTTGCTCCCAGTGAAAAGAAACCTTTAGGTATACCAATAAGACCAGATGCTACACCTGATAGCATTGATTCTATTGTGCCTACTTTGTTATTATTCTCTACACTTTTTAAAGCTGTTAAGTAGTTAAACTCCGAAGACATTTATTCTCCTACTTTAATTGATTTACCGATATTGGAATAACTTCACCCTCTAAAACTTGGATTATTCTATCTTTTATAACGTAAACTCCGTCTGGATAATCTCCAGTTTTTGGATCTGCATTAACTGCAGCCACTTGTCCAATAATATAATCTAGTGCATCCACATTTGTAGGTATATCTCCTGAAGGTAATGTTTTTGCATTAAGCTCAGGGTTGTTTAAACTTATAATTTTACGAAGTTCATCCCCTTGAGGAAACTCACCTTTAGCTGTTTGTAATCTTTTTTGAATCATCTCTCCGGTAGAAAGCCCATCGTTTTGTTTATTGTATGCTTTTAACTGAGCATTTTTAACTGCGTTATCTAATTGATTTTTTTCTTTATTCATTTCTTTATCAATCTCACCTTTAGCAATAAGAGATCTTAGTGCAGCTTCTGTATCACCAACTTTATCAAATCTTTTACTTGCAGCTGCAGTTATTTTAGTAATTAAACTACCGTCTTTAAGTTGTTCTTTTAGGTTACCACCTTCTTGAATAATTTTACTTGCATCAATTAAAGATTTGTAAGCCGCATCTTTATTCATACCTTTGATGTCCATAATCTCTTTGTATTTGTCCATCTTTTTCATTCTTGCTTCTGCTTCAAGTGCTTCTCTCTCTGCTGGTGTTAATTCTTTAGGTTGTTCTCCCTCTGGAGTTAAATACATTCCCGGGTCCCCGCCACCTGGTGCTCCAGACGTACCTCTTTTTTCTATTTTTTCTAAATCTTTTCCTTTAAGTTCTGTACCATCAGATAAGAAATATTTACCTGCTGCATAAGTTACAGGTGCACCTAAAAATAATAATCCAGATGGAGTTGTAGTTGCATACTTAGCACCTTTGTAAAGACCTTGAACACCTTTACCAACTATAGATGAACCACCTACAACTGTTTTAGCTAAGGGATCAGAAGCAAAAAAATTACCAAATTTATTTGGCTCAAACGCCCCATTTTTTAAAGTAGTTGTTTGTGTACCTTTTTGTAAACCTTTTTTTGCACCTGATTTATAAAGTTTAGGTATTTGTTTTGCTACATATCTTCCAAAAGCAGGGGCAACAAATCTTCCTATTAATGACCCAGCACCAAGTATAGCAGGTATGACATGATTTGTTCTACCATCTACTTTAGGATAAATTGGGTTACCTACAAGAGCCGCTCTTCTCGGTCCCTCGTTATTAGCCATAGACCCACCGTTTCTTTTCGGTTCCCGGATCCCGTTCATAACACCTTCTTTGATAGGGCCACCGTACCTGAACATAGGTCTATTTAAAGTTTTCATTATAATTTTCTGCCGCCGTAGATTTGACCAAATAATCCTGCAACACCTGTAGCACCAGCTAATGCAGATGCGTAAGGATCCGATGCTTGATCTTGTTGATACTGTGATCCTGCTACACCACCAGCTAAACCAGTTAGTGCATTACCATATTGACCAAGTCTTCCGTAAGATTCATAAGCTCCAGTTTGTGCTTGTTGTTGATCAGCAGTAAGTTGAGCTTGATTCTGTGCTTGATTAATTGAACCCAAAGATCCAAGAGCATTAATATCTTGACCCATGCCTTGTCTACCAAAGTCAGATAAACCAAATTGTTGGTTCATTTGATTACCATATGCACCCGCTAGTCCTTGGTTAGAAAGATTTTGTTGGTTTTGCATACTAAATAAATTTTGTTGGTTACCAAATAGTTGTCCTTGGTTTTGAAAATTTTGTTGTGCTTGTTGTTGTGCATTACCAAATCCTTGTTGTAACATCTGTGCTTGTAATGCTGATCTATCTGCTAGTGAATCTGCATTATATTGACCTAACATTGCACCTTCTCTACCGCCTCCAAAATTTCCTGAAGCAACAGCTTGGTCCTGTATAGCTTGTTGTCCTTGTCCTCTAGATTTATCAAATTCAGATAGTGTTGCATCAATAACTTGTTGTTGATATGGAGACATGAAAGGTTGGTAAGCCTGTGGTCCCGTCATCCCTGCTTGACCTTGTGCTATGTTTCCAGCTTGATTTTGAATTGCACCTAATCCACCTACTGCAGTTGCAGCTTGTCCCAGAGCCCCGGCTCCTTGTCCTTGTGCAGTTTGTGCTGCTTGTAAATATGGTTGATAAGAACCTACACCTTGTGTAGCAAGCGCTGCCGCTTGTGTTTGCATAGGGTCTTGTCCAGCAACAAATTGTCTACCGGTAAATTTGTCGGTATCAATTGGTGCCGAATAAGTGGCCTTGGCCTGTGTTGCGTAATCTTCTATCGCTGGTTCTAAAAAATCTGATATTGCCATTATGCCATCCTTGATTGTAATGCTTGTTGCTGTTCATACATTGCTTGCGCGCCGTCTGGTTCTTGTATAATTTCTTCTTCAGACATCATTTCTTCTCCACCACCTAAACCTTGTGAGTCTTCTGAAACTTGTCCACCTTGTTCTAGATTATCCATTAAGTTTTGCATAACTTCAGACCCTCTATCTATATCTCCACCACCTGCATTTCTTACAGCGTCTGCAGTAAATACAAATTCGTTTTTACTTAATCTTGCAGGTACATCGTCAGCTCTTTCTTCGCCACCCATTTCTACAAAACCACCTGTTTCTCTAAAATCTTTTTCATTGCCACCCATGTCAATCATTTCTGCTTGTTCAGTTTCCATGATTCCACCTTCTGCAGCATTAACTCTTTCTCCACCACTAGGATAACCAAATTGATTAGTTCCTGCTGGAGTTCCATATCCTGGTACACTCATACCAGCCATTCCGCCATCAGCTGCCATCATAGTAGGTTGTTCCATACCTTGAGACTGTTCTTGTTGTTGCATTACTGCTTGTACAAATTGTTGGAAAGATAAATCTCCGCCTTTGTTTTTATATTTTACAAATTCTGCCATTAACATTTGTTCGGCTTGTGCTTCTCCTGCACCACCACCCATGTTTAAAAATGCTGTAGGTTGTCTTCTAGACATACCTGCACCTGATCTTACATAATTTTCTTCATCTTCATCTAATGAACCACCCATTGCATAACCGGCTCTGCCACCATCAGCTGCATAAAAATTTTGACTAACATATTTTTTTTGTGGCATAAAATCTAAACCAACACCGGCATCACCTTGACCGCTGTAATAATTTCTTGCTCTTTGTGTAACTGCTGCCGGATCCATAGGATCAGAACCTGATTCTTCGTCATCTCCGCCGCCACCCATAAAAGGAAGTGCAAGACTTGCTGCACCTAAACCACCTAGTGCTATTTTACCCATGTTAAATTTACCAACAGCATCACCAACACCTTTATCTCTAAATAAATTTGAAAGAGCACCCATTTTACCTTTACCGCTCATAAAATTTGTACCCGCACCTTTTAAAAATGAACCTATTCCAGTGCTACCAAAACCCGCTGCACTAAAACCACCACCTAAACCATATCCCCCAAGACCTATTAAAGCAGCCTTACCTAATGGACTCTTAGCAATTTTCTTAACACCACGAACAGCTTTCTTAATAAAACCACCTAAACCATAGGCTTGTCTAGGGTCATGAACCATCATACCCTGATTGTACATCTGTCTTGGTTGTTGCATTCTTGAAATTGCCATAAATTTATCCTTAGTTTATCTGTTTTACTTTGTTTCTGCGGACAAATCAAGAGGTGGCATGATAACTTTTACGTCCTGTGCCATCTCTTCTGCTTTATAACCCTTGGCTTCCCAGTCTTTTTTCTCTTTAAAAATTTCACCGGTTTTAAGGTGTCTGTAAGTTTCTTCTACTTTAGCGTCATATATTTTCATTAGTCTATTTTCTCCTTTTTGATGTTTAAGTAGCTGATAGCTATGTCAAATGAACCTGTGTTACTTGACTGTATTGTAAAGGCGCTACCACCTTCTACTATTAATGGTTGGGTTAATAATTGTGTAGTAACATCAGCTGTCAATGCTGCTGATTTAATAGCTGTAATACTATTGTTTGTAACAGTAACAACAGGTGTTGAAGCAGATGTGACAAGTAATGATTTAATAATTATAGTCTCATTTACCAAAGGATTACCTGCTCCCAATGGAGACAAAGCATTCCCTGTCGTATCGTTATCTATACCCTTAAATTTATATTGGTTTACTACTGCCATTATTCTAAAAAGAAACTCTTAGCTTCTATTTCCTGTTTTACTTCTTCTTGGAAAGAAGAATTTAATTTTGTTATAACACTATCCAGGTCTCTAACCAATGACTGTAGATTAACCTGTGTGTATTCCTTACCTGCTCTAGTTAATGATTGTACAAGTTTAGCCATTATAAAATACTTGCTAAGCCTCCGTTTTTAAACATAGCTCTACCACCGTTTGCTGCTGTAAATTTTATCGGTTTACTATATATAGTTTCTTCTTCATCCATTTGCTTTAATTTATCTAATGTGTTTCCTTGTTCAATAGAAAATGGTCCACCAAATTGTTCCATTCCTTTTGCTTTTTCTAAAGATCTCATTTGTGCTAGTGCTGGTCCAACTAATTTAGTTGTATAATTATTTGTAGGCAAAGGATTAGTGTTGTAAGAAAATTTATCGTCTTCCTCTGTAGTTTTTCTATTATCTAAATAATTTCTAAATTTATTTACCCCAATATTACCAACGATTCCCAATACATTTAAATTTTTTAGATTATTTAAATAACTAAGTTCTGATCCAAGATCCATTGTTTTGTTTAAGATAGATTCTTTTGGAACTGGGTTTTGATTGTCTCTGATAGACCTATCATTATTTTGAGTTTGTGTTGTAGTGCTATAATCATTAGTACCACTTTTACTTCCGGTGTCTGGTGCAGTTCCATAACCTTTGCTAGCTCTTTCTGCTGCTTTTTCTGGAGCACCCATATCAGCCCCACCACCACCTTGTAGTCTTGCTCTACCACCAAAAAAGTATCCTACTCTGCCACCATCAGCATATAAAACACTTGGATCATAATTAGAAACACTTGCAGTTGTGTTAAAGTTTTGATTAACATTAGAACCATCAGCATTTTTAAAGTCTCCACGAGAATTATCGTAAGTCATCTTATCATCTAAAGTAAAATTATTTGGACTTCCTCCTGGTGTTCCTCCGGGAGCATTAGACGGACCTTCAGGATTAGTCTGCTGTTCTGCTAAGGCTACTCTGTCTCTCTTATCAAGATACCTACCGACAACAGTATCTTTTTTCTTTTTCTTTTTTTCTTCTTCTTCAAAATCAAAGATCTTATCTGCTTTTTTTTGTGTCCTTAAGAAATCTGCTTTAGCTGCTTTAAGAGCATCCAATCTTTTTTGTTTATATGGACCGTCATCATCCATTTTTAAGGTAGCTTCTTTAATTCTTTTATCAAAAGTTTTTGCAGTCATTTTATTGGCGTTGTAACCTGCCATAACATTTCTTCCAGAAATATCATCGTAAGCACCATCGCCTTGTACAATTTGTCCGATGTCATTAACCATTATACCTTGACCACTTAATTGATTTTCCATTATCGCTCTTCTATTTGTAGGCATGTAAGGACCTATTTGATTTCCTAAAAATCTTGCAATCCCTGCTCCCGGCATCATATTTAAAATACCACTCATCTTTGTATTAGGTTCTGCAAATCTAGCTCCTGTTGCGGTAAGAGCTTCTGGGTCACCTAGATTAGCTCCAAAAGTATCTTCATAGTATGCATCATAATTAGGTCTAGGATTGTAATTTCTATTTACTATTGAATTTGGATCTGGATTGTAAACACTAAAATCATTTCCACCACTATTATTAAAAGCATTTGTATTTGTTATACCTCCATCCGGTACGGGTGCTACAGAGAATTGATATGGGTCTTGTAGATATTCTTGTTTAGGCAGGTATAGTATGCCTTTATCTCGTATCTCTTGGTCAGTAGCCATTATCTCATTCCTCCTGGTGCAATGTCTAATCTAAATGTACCAAGTTTCCAATTTTTTCCAGAACCTGTATTGGATACTTTTAATGCAATAGATCTAGCTCTAAGTCTAGTGCTTTTAAAATTTGTAGTTTCAGTTGATGTGAAATTTGTAGTTGTCGCAACGGTATTAGGATAGTTTCTTGTTGTAAAACTAACTTCCGTATCTCCTGTTTGTTCTATAAAATCTGGTATAAATCTACTTATTCTCATCATGTATTCACCATCTCCTCTAAGATCAGGGGTTCCTACAGTCGCTCCCGTGTTACTTCTTTTTTGAGTAATGTCAAAATCACCAGAAAGAATATTAGCATTAACAGCAGTAACAACATTACCAGCATTAACTTGATCGGTCCCTGTTTCGTGTTGATAGTATATACTACTTCCATCTACATTACCAGTAACATCATAAGACGCATCATCATCTGGGTCATAAAGTGTTGCATGAGGTTTTTCGTATACAGAAGAATCCACCCAAGCAGATCTATTTAAAGATCCTGTTGTCCAAATAGGTCTTTTAATTGTAGAATCTAAATAATTATAAGTGACGACTCTATCAACCGAAGTAGCTGTAGCTGAACAGTAGAACCAATTTATCTCTCCAAAAAGATTATTGATACCCGCATTAATTAAATCTTTAGTCACATTATTAAGGCCAAGTCCGGGATCTGTTGAGTAAACAAAATCTTCAACTAGACAAGGCATAGATTTTAATTGACCATCATAATTAAAAAAACCATTTTCTGACATCCAATAAGCTGAACCATCAACTTCTATACAAGCATTTTTACCAATCAATCCACAGTTAGCACCTGCTTGTGAGAAAGCAAATGTAAAAGGTTGACCTACAAATTGCATTAAAAATAATGCAGTATCGGTCCATACATAAAGAGCATCCCTACCTTTAATAGCAGACATAATCCTAGATCCTGCAGCAAGCCTTTGAGAACCTGCTGTGTTTTCTGCTCTTATGGTGTACTCATTAATATTCTCTTGGTCCGAGAATCTTATAAACATATCGTCTTGTGTAGATTTATTTCCAATAGTAGTTTCTGTTCCAAAAAAAACTAAATGTCTATCAGGAGTTGATACTAACATATGACGTGAGGCTGTCGGTGCCCCAGATATAATTGTTGCCCGAGTAGTTAAAGAATTTGCTGCTGTTGCATCCCATTCAAAACATTCTCCATTGTATATAAGAGCAATTAATTTTGTACCAAAGTTATCAAGAACCCATAAACCGGGGTTAAGTGTAAACTGTGTAGTCGACGAAGCTTGACCCCAGCCGTTGTAATTTGTAATATCTGTAACTGTTGCACCTGATGAGTGTGTTGTAGCTGTTGTGCCATTTACATTTCTAGCACCTCCACTTAAAGTATTTGTCCCTGTGTTATTTGCTGTGTAGGATATATCTTCAGCCCCTATTTTTATGGTCCCCGATGCCGGAAACGCGTTTGAACTAGTAAGAACAATATTAGTTGTAGTTGTATCTGATAAAGTTGTTGCAAGAGTATTGGTTGCTGCTCCATTTACTACACCACCAAATAACCCTGAACTCCAACCAAAACCAGATTCTTGTGTAGAAGACCCTACAGTATAATAACAAAGAATTGATGCAGATCCTGCATTGGTTACAGGTGTGCCGGCTTCGTTAGTGGCCATTGTAATTGTAAAAGAGGTACTGCTTGGTACAGAAGTTACCATAAATTTCTCGTCTTCAAATGTGGCATTTGTAAAAGTAGATCCAGATAACCCAGAAACAGCATCAAATAATACTATATCATTATCTAACAAACCATGATTAGATGAGACAGTTATTGTGACTGTTGCTGATCCTGCTGTACTTGTAAAATTTGCGCCAGTAATTGTAGTTCTTATAGGATGTATGTCATAGTAATCACCGTCTGAAAAAACATAGAGAATTCTATTAGTTCCAATTGCAGAATATTTTATACCTATATTATCGTCCCAATTATGTATGGCTCTTGCGGCACCAGTTAATTTCTCTGTGCCTAACTGTTCCCAACCGCCAATTTTTTCTGGTGAACCGTATCTAAAACGTACGTTGTCTCCATCAAACCATTGACCTTCGGCCCCTGTTTCGGTTACTTGTTTGTTAAATCCTGGAGCAAATCCTAATTTTTGTAACATATATAATACCTATAAAGGGACAGTAGGTATGGTGGATTACTGTCCCATTACAGGATATATCATCGTTTAAACCAAGATGGAAGACCTAAATGTGGACGTTTGTCAAACATATTATCTTTAGATCCTGGAGTTTTTCTATTATTATAGTGAAGAAATACTTGGGCACAATCTTTGCCTTTAAACTTTTCTCGCCAATGCTCTAATTCACAACCACTGTAGACTAACATATCCCCTGGTTTTAAATCTACCCTAATACCTTTTTTGCCAATCTCTCCAGATGGCTCTAAATAAATAGTCCAATCATCACCACCTAAATTCATAGTAGTAGATATTTCACAACTAAATCTATCTTTGTGTCTTTTAAGTTCGTCACCTTTTTTATAAATTCTTGCAAAAGTATAAGCTGGATATAATTTTAATCCTGTAGTCTTTTCCATAATAGGTTGACACTTTAACATTAAAGTCTCCATTGCTATATCTGAATAACTTGAATAAGTATGTGGGATTTGACCATCTGCTGGTTCATACTCACCAAGTAATGTTTCATAAGGTGAAATGTATCTAGCATTACTACAAGTATCTAATACTTGTCTCTTCATATGAAAGTAGTTGTATAAGAATAAAGCTAAATCTTTATCTATTGCTTGTTTTATGATTACGTATTTATTTTTTTTAAACGACATCTTTAGCCATTTCTTTAGGTACTGCTTGAATATTCCAATGTATAAATCTAAAAGGTTCTATTCCAAAGTCTACACTAAACTCATGTTCTAAATATCCTGGAAATATAATTAAAGTTCCAGGTGTAGGTTTAAAATGAACAAGTTCTGAACCTGGCCATACACCTTTTTGGTTTGGTTTCATTTTTAATTTAGTAGATCTCGCTCCAGTACGTGGTTCGTGAAATACTGGCATAGATGTTTTATCACTTGCTTTTAAAAAATAAAAACCCGATACATGTTGATTCCAATGAACATGTGCTGAATGATGTCCACCACCTTTTTTAGCAAACTCTTGTACCCACATCTCACTAAACATAGTAGTGTATTGCTGCATATCATAACCTTGATGATCTAAATATTCCCAAGACTTTTGACCAATATAATCTCTAAAGTCTCTAAAATTATTATCGGCTGTAAGGGGTGTTGAGTGATAACTTCTTCCAAAGTCTCCTAACTTTTTTATATGTGCTTTAGCTTCTGGAAAATTTCTAGCAGCTTTAATATATTTGTTAGTAGCTTTTGTTAAAGATTTTATAAATTCTGGTTTTTGTTCTGACCAAATCGTTGTGTTAAAGTAATTATTTATATACATATTATTTAAATGGATATCCTAGGTTCCACATCACCAATGAATATCTTGTTCCTTTAGTTACGGGTTTAACTCTATGCCACACAAATGATGGAAACACAATGATAGATCCTTTAGGAAGTATCTCTTTTGCTTGTTTCAGGTGTTTAGCTTCTTCTCTCATATGAGGTTCATAGTCTCTAAAATCAAATTCTAATTCACCGCCTTCATATTCGGAACCATCTGTTAATTGACAAGTCATCGATAGTTTTCGAATTTTACCATTATCAGGACCTTCTTTTTCATAAGGTTTATCCCAAGAATCACAATGCCAATCATAATATTGATTCAATTTATATTTTGTAAACTGACAAGATTCAGATCTATCCCATTCAAAGTTCCAACCAGCATTTTTATTTGCTTTGTGGATATAAGGATGTAGTTCTTTATAAATCCAATTATCATTTAACCAAACTAAATCAGAGTTTCGTTTCTTTTTCATGTCTCTGACTTGATCTTTAGTTAATTCTTTATTACCATAACCACCTGTTCTTGCCATAGTTTCCGATTGTGTTAACCCATATTTTATGATGTCATCACATATTTTTGGTGGTATTGCTGATTTAAAATACCAGTAATAATTAGATATAGTCATAAGTTATTGTTTGTATAAAATTTAAACTATCTTTCTGATTATTGGTTAGGTAATACATATTAGTTGATGGAAACATTATAAACATATTGTCTTTAAGTTCTATATCCCAACTTCTTCCTTTACGTCTATTATCATCAAAATGTATTCTAACAAAACAATCTTTAACTTTGACACCATAAAGCATTGTAAAATCTGGAGAGTTTCGTAAATCTACCGGATCAATATTTAATAGAGGAGTTGTTGTCTCATTGGGTTTATAGATATTTCCCCACGTTGATTTGTTAATTAAAACAATACCATGTTCAAGACCGGTAAAATCTCCCATATAAGTATTCAACATATCCCAAGTTCTTGAAAATGGAAAATCTTTAGAGTTAAAAGTAGATTGTAAAATATCGTTAGTAAGTTTTTCTTGGTCTATTTCAAAACCTTTTGGCATATCAATATTACCATAGAATAAACTCTGTTCACTTAATACTTTCTTTCGCATACCACCACCTTTCTTAATTTATGCTTTACTGTCTGTCAAGTCCCAAGTTGTATTAGTTTCATTCCAAACATATTCCCATCTATGGGTCTCTGCTATATTTTGTGAAATCTGTTCTTCTGTTAGTTCTGAAGCGTCACCGATTGGTGATTCCCATCTAGCTTCTGAATTATTTTTTACCCAAGATGCATATGGTTTTTTAGGCCAAAAGATTTGATCATCTTCGTCCCAAGTAAAACCTAGACCTGCATAGTTTCCTCTAAATGCTGTACCGCCATCTTTGTGGGTATTTTTTATTGTATTGTAAGATGTTTGAATCCACATCTGTGCTGGCCAATTATTATGTGTCTCTAAATATTGTTGACCTACAGATTCATCCTCAACGCCATCAGCGTTTAACATGTCCTTATCATTTAAAGTTAATACTTGAATAACTTTTCCATTTGATCCTATTTTTGCAAAATGTGCCATAATTATTCTCCTTATATCCTATTGAAATTTGTACCTTATTACTACTACACCTGAACCACCAGCGCCACCTTGGTTACAAGCACCTGAATTTGAAGATGCAGCACCACCGCCACCACCTCTATTAGTTGTTCCTGATTCACCTGTTCCAGAGCCACCAGGAGTAACACTTCCAGAACCACCTGTTCCACAAGAAGAACCGTTACCTACAAGTCCAGGAGCATTAGGGAATTGAGGGCTAAATCCAGATCCACCACCACCACCTGCATAAGCTGTCGGACTTGCTATAATTGAAGTTGTTGCACCTGTTCCACCGACACCACTTAAAGGACTAGCACAAGCAGCTGTTCCTGCTGCGGTTGCACCACCACCACCACCACTTTGATGATCTGGACCTGTAGGAGATGGTCTAGCTCCACCATCACTACCTTGAGGCGGACTTACGGGAGGAGTGTTTCCAGATCCAGCTGCTCTAGCTGCAGGAGCACCACCACCGGCACCACTACCAGAGCCACCTGGATTACCTACTCCAGGACCTGCTTGTGAAGGACCACCTGCACCACCACCAGCAGATGTAATTGATAAACCCGATGAATTAGAACCAGCTGATGGAGTACCATTATCTGTTGAACCTGCACCACCACCACCTACTACTATTGGATAACTTGTAGCTGAGACAGGTACAGATGAAACACCTGAACCTAATGGACTAGATGTATAACCACATCCAGTTGTTTCTCTAAAACCTCCTGCACCACCTCCGCCACCAGAGTTAGCACCGTTAGCTCCAAAAGCACCTCCGCCACCAGCGACTACCATATAATCTACTGTATTTGATCCTGATGCATTACCTGCACAAGATACACTTAAAGTTCCTGGACCTGTAAATGTGTGAATTCTATAATCTCCTGAACAAGTAACTGTTCCACCTGTTGCTGTTACAAACAGTGATGTAGGTGAATCACTTTGTAAGCCTGAATCTGTTACTAACCAACCTTGTGTTGCATCTATAAATACTAATGTAACAGCTAGTCCTTCTGTTAATAAAGTTGCATTAACTGCTGTACCACCAATTTTATCTGAACCATTTCTAACTAATGTTACTGCATTTGTATCAAAAGTATTTGCGTAATCTTTTACTGCAATTACATCACCTGCGCTTCCTGCTGGAAGAGTTACATTAATTGCACCACTAGTTGTATTTACAAAATATCCTACGCCATTAGCTGCTGTAAAGTTTCCTGTCTTAACTGTTGTATCCCAAGATACTGCACCAGTTCTGCCTGCTACGGTTGTAAAAGTAGGCGGGGCTCCGGCACCTGCTGAAGTTAAAACCTGTCCCGCATCTCCTGTTGCAACTGCAACTGGGTTACCACTTGCATCATAAGAAATAATATTACCATCTGTACCTGGAGCCATTTTTGCTAATGTCACCAAATCATCGGCTAATTTTGCAGTAGCGATACTTCCGTCAACTAATTGAGAGGCGTTGATTG